GATTTTCTCCCAAGTGGACTATGCTGAACCTTTGAATCTAATTAAGAACTTTGTTCAAGAATCGTTGAATGACTATGCAGCAGGTGCAAAAAAGCTGCCTAAAATGAGCGGTAACGCTTTGAGAGGATATAAGCAAATAATCGAAAAATTCAAAGAAGCAGGTGAAATTGCAGATATAGTTTTGAGCAAGGGGGAAGGACAAGAATTATCAGCTTCAGAATTAGTAAAGCGTTCTGTTGTTCTTGGCAAGCCAATGAAACTAGACAGGGCAACTGAGCTTGTAACCTTGGTTGGAAAAATACAATCTCAGACTGAAATAAACGCAGAAGATTTGATTCCGGGTGACTTTGAAGTTCCAGAAAAACCATCTTATAAGCCACAAGTGGAAATCGATCCAGACTACGACACTCAATTTGCTGATATTCAGGCTAAGGCAAAAGAGGCCGAAGCCAAAGAGCAAGAAAAAATCAATAAACAATATAATGCTGATATGTATAAGCTTCAAGAACTTGAAAGAGAAGATAATGAAAGAGAAGAAGATAAAAGTCAGCCCAGAATGTATGTCAAGGACAAAAACTTGCCTCTTAGTCAGCATGGAGATGATATTGATCTTGGTGGTGATGGTTATCTTGGCGACTTGAAAGGTTATGGAGTTCCTGTTGAACCATTGACAACTCTTCGCAAAAGGATCAAGGCTCTTGGTCATTTAATTGATTATAATCCAAGCATTCAAGGTACATATATGTTTGCTGGAGGAAAAGATCCTTTTAGTAATCGTCTCAATAAGGACACATATAATTGGTGGAGTTCATTCGAGCCAAGTTTTGGCAAACCGGGGCCAAAATTGAGATATTCCCCAACTGATCCCGAACTTGATCCGACTCGCCCCGGATATAAAATTGGCAGTGCTTTTGAAATGGAGCCACCAAAAATGTATCCGGGCCACACTGCTGGCTCCATTCCAATAAAATCTTCAGAAATTAGGCCAAAAAAAGTTGCTGGTATGGTTCGCAGATATGACGACATCATGAGAGATTTGCCTGATCCAGTTATGACAAAGCCGCCAACTACTTTGACTACTACAGTTACTCCTCCAAGAGGAAAATTTAGTTGGTCTGATGTTTCTTTGAGGCCTAAACCTTCGATTGAACCAATAGGATCTATAGAAAAAACTACTGGACCTAAAAAAAATGTGCCTATTCCGGGCAAAGCAATCGATGATCCTTTCCGATTTACTAGATTTGAAGGTTATCGTAATGCACAGGCCAAATGGAAGCCTTTGCTTGAACACATCGTTGATTCAAAATTTCCTTGGATGAGGTAATTAATTTTCCTAGGAGGGAAATTGGCTCTTTGCAATCTTGATGGAACACCATATCAATTAAGAGGAAGTGTTCAAATGTTTGATCCTCTGGATCGAACATTTGACCTTTTCAATTTATGGGATCAGGAGGCAATAAAAAGAGGTGGATCGCCAATTTACTACTATGAAGTTGTAATCACACAAGACATGATTGACCCGATTTATTTGGAGGCTAGGAACAAATTATTTTCCAATAATCCTGTTGAACTTTGGTGTACATATGAGCCTATTCCATCTCAAAATCTTTTGAATCAGTTTGGAATTGATGCTCCAGATGAAATGAAGTTTGAATTGAATTATAGGGCTGTTTTGCAAAACCTAGGCCATCCTCCAAAAATTGGTTCAAGATTGTTTACTCCTCACCTTAGAGAAAACTGGGTTATTGTTCAGAGAAACCTAGGCGAATTCAAGATGTGGGGCGCTTTGAGAATAGAATTAATTTGTCAGAGATTTCAGGAAGATGTTGTTACAGGTGACGGCAAAGTCACTCAGAAACAACCGGATCTTAAAATTAAAATTGTATGAGGTGATATTATGAAGTCTTTTTATGAGTTTTATCTTCAGATTCAAAGAGAAAATGCCGCTGCTCCTGCCGCCGGTGCTGCCCCTGCTGCTGCTCCTGCCGCTGCCCCTGCTGCTGCCCCTGCTGCTGCCCCTGCTGCTGGTGCTGCTCCTGCTGCTGGTGCTGCTCCTGCTGCTGGTGCTGCCCCTGCTGCTGGTGCGGCTCCTGCGGCTCCTGCTGCTGCTGGCACAGCGAAGCCTGTTCCTCCACAAGACCCCGGAGTCGCTGCTTTCGTAACTGCTGTTGGCAAAAACACAAAAGTTTATCAGGATGCATTGTCCCAAATTAAAGATCCCAAGTTAGCGCCAGCAGCGAAAGCGATATCTGCTCTTCTTAATCCTCAAAAATAAATTCTTGTTTCTCGTACAAATTTGGCTTGTTAATTTTTATAAAAAACCACAATGGCAATTTTGGTTTTTTGAATTGAGTGATGGGTTCTCCTGCGATATAAGGGACGAACCTATCACTTCTTTTCTTTATTTTGTATGATTTCATTTTTTTTCTTTATTTTGTATGATTTCATTTTTTTTCTTTGGGAAAAATAATTTCTTTTTGATAATCTTGCATTTTTCCATGTTTTGGTTTGAAACACTTTTTAAGAATGTGCGGATTCCTTCCTTGCCTTCTTTCGTGAATATATTATTCAATATCTTATATTTGTCATCAAAGTTATTTCCCTTGTAATCAAACCAACTATTCTTGACAAATTTTTTATTTAGTGTTTCTATGCCGTCCTCAAGTAATGCTCTGGCAGAGCTTTCTCCAGATGTCATTTCCCTGATTTCATATTGCATTTTTCTTGGAAGTATAATTATTTGTGCATATGGTTCATTTTTTCGGAAAATATATGTTTGTCCCGGCATCGGATTTTTGAATACAACAAAAAATATTTTGGGCCACATGCTTGTGTTGAGATGGCCGGGAATGGCTAGTGGAACGGTGTATGTTTCATCTGTGTAAAACCTTGGATGAGGTTCTATGCGAAGAATGTAGTCTTCAGGAGCTTCGATGTCCAAACAAGATGTCATTCCAAAGTGACCGGGAGCAAAGCTAGAAAATGGAGGAGTGACACTTTTGGGTATTTTCTTGCTTTCTTCCGAAAAATCACCAAAAAATTTCACTTCACCCTCAACCATTTTGACATGACATTCGGTGTCAAAAGCGTAAAAAAGCTCAAGACCGTATGTTGAACCTTCAACAAAAGGTATGCAATGCCAAGGTTGTGGAACATCGCCGTTTCTATGTTGATTTTGTTCTCCAGACCATCCCGGTATCTGGAGACGAATTGGTCTAGGTGGCTCACCCTGATACCAAGATCTGTATTTAAGCAACATTTTTTCCATCAATAAAACCTACATAAATAAGGAGAAAAGATGAAACCAGATTCAGGATCACATCAACAACGACCTTACGATCAATGCAATGAAATTGCAAGTGTTCCCGATCCCATTCTAGATCAACCGCCACCTTTTTGCGATCCCGATTCCAATCCAAATCTGAGAAGTGTAAATGATGAAAGCATGAACTGGCTTAAAGACCAGACTATGAAAAAAACAGGTTTTGGGGCAAATGCAAATAGCGATCCAATGCAAAAGGGTAAAATACTCAACGACCCTGATGCAAATAATCGTGCTGTACTTTATCGCTATTCAAGAGGTCTTCGTGGAAGCGACGAGGCCATGCTGGACCTTTTCAGGAATGTCATTGTGATTGACGAAGACGGCAAGGCTTGGCCAGTACCAATAATGCTTGGTCCTCCTGAAAAAGCTGTTGCTGCTATGATTCAGGAAAATGTAAGAAAAGATGAAACTCTTGTTGTTAACCGTATTAGACTTCCAATGATGGCAATGACACAAACCAACATTGAATATGATATTAATAGATACACATATCATAAGGCTCTCAATTATTTCTTGGACGAAGAAGGAAAACCGTCAATAACACAGAGCGAAAGATACAAAAAAGATACAATTTTTGGATTTGCGAGGGGTATTCCTGTCAATATGGGGTACACCGTAACTGCTTGGACACTGTATAGAGAAGACATGAACCAAATAGTAGAGCAAATAATGACAAAATTTAGCCAAGTCGCATATATAAGAGTGACTGGTGTACCATGGGAAGTGATTGTCAAATTAGACTCTGTTGCCAACAACCTGAACAATGAGCCGGGAGATCAGCAAATTAGAGTAATAAAATATGAATTTAATATGACGGCACAAACATATATACCACAACCAATAGAACGCAAGAAGGCTGTTCTGAGTGCTAAAGTTGATTTTATTGACGGATTGACAGATGAAACTGTAACAGAAGTTTTGGCGAGAATTGAACAGTCAGTAAAGGAATTAGAATGCTAGAAATAACGAATAAGAAAAGGCATCCTGTGCAATTGATCATTAGGTCTAGGAGAGCCATTAAATCTTTCACTACATTAAACCTTCCCGGCGTTGGTGCAGGAAAAAATGTTTTAGTTTTGGAAGATGAAAGATCAACACCATATATAGATAGAGCAGAAAAAGATGGATTGATTTCCATAAGGCATATAACAAACAAGTTACGAAAGGGAGAATAAGACTATGGCAATTCTTAAAGGTTTTCCACCATCTAACACTATCAGCCCAAGCGTTAGAATTGCAGAAAAAGACCTGAGCTTCATTGCGCCTGAGCAATCTACACATGTTGCTGGTTTGGTTGGTTTCGCCTCTAAGGGTCCAATCAACCTTCCCATTTCTGTTAGTACCTCTCGCCAATTGCACACTATATTTGGCAATCCTCATCCTGATACCAGCGATCCATTTCTTCTTTACGCAGCAGACCAGTATCTTTTGGTTTCCAATACCCTTTATGTGGTTCGTGTTGCTGATACAGATCCGGTAAGCGATGAGCAAGCTCTCACCGCTAGTGTTGATGTGCCTGCTGCTGGTACAATTATCGAAATTATATCTGACACTGCTGGCGCATACACTTTTGATGAAGACAGCTTCTTCCGCTGGAAACTCAACGGTTCTCTCTCAGATAAGACTCTTGTTGTTTTGGCAGGAATTTACTCTGTGACTGAATTGGTTTCCGAGTTGAACAATCAGATTGATACGCAATTAGACGGAATTGAATTCTACGAGAGCGACACCAATACAATCGCTGTTCAAACCGTTTGGGCCTATGGTCCAGATGCCAGCTTGGAATTTGTGTCAATTCAAAACGCCATCTACGGTGGCGCTGTTTCTGACGGCTTATCAATTCGTGACAACCCAACTGGTTTGGGCACTGGTATGACCCGTGCCTCTGTGACCGGATCAGCAGATCGTTATCCAGCAAACGGCTATACCGCTTCTGGACACTACGATCTATCAGGATTCACAGATCCTGTTATCGAGATCGTGATTGACGGTACTGACAACATTCTGATTGATCAGGTTGTTCAGACAATCACTTTCGCTGCTGGCGCAAACTATTCAACTATCAGTGACATCGTGACTGATATCAACGATCAGAAAACTGAAAACGGCGGTACACTACCCGGTGGTTGGAC